CAACTTCTCCCTGATGTTTTTTAAGATCATAAAGATACTCCTTTCTTATTTGTGCATAAGTCGGTGGTATGTTTGCATTTAAATAAGCCATAATTTATCCTCATTTTATTGTACCCCAATTTGGTCCAGATTCATAGTCCACTTTGTTTGGCACTTCTAATTCTACTGCGTTCTCCATTATTTCTTTTATCTTGTCCGCATTATCACTGACAGATATATCAAGTTCATCATGTACTTGTATATGCGGTATGATACCTTCTTTATACAAATCAACCATAGCTTTCTTTGTCATGTCAGCTGCTGATCCCTGTATTAATTTATTAAGTGCTTTGTATGTGTACGCACGCTTGATCCCTGGTCCGTGTTCCAAGAGCGCTTGATCGTGTGGCAATGCCTTGTGTATTCCAAACTGGTTCGGTTCCCATAGATGGAAGCGACAAAGTCTTCCTAGCAATGTACGGATTCTACCAGATTCTTGAGCACGTTGCATGACGTTGTCCATCAGTTGTTTAACAAACGGTACTCGGTTGTGGTATTGTTTAAACAAACTATCAGATACATCTTTAGATACACCTAATTCTGCTTGTAACTTATTTTTACCCATACCATAGAACAGGCCAAGATTTATGGTCTTAGCCTGTGATCTAGGGATCTCTGCCATATCAGCAACGATCGTATGAAAATCAGCGTCCCCCTCACGGTACGCTTCCAATACATCGTCCACTCCATAGAGATTCTGTAAAGCTGCATAATGCACTACCAGCCTAGGCTCTTGCTGAGAATAGTCAAAACAACCCCATGTATGGCCCTCCTCGGGCACAAATAAGGCCCTAATCAAAGGTCCGAGGTCCTTGTTCCTAGCTGGAATTTGCTGTAAATTTGGGTTCGAATAACTGAATCTACCTGTCACAGTTCCGCCATTATCTGATCTAAGTTGATTGATATCAGCGTGTATTCTACCTTTATGTGAATGTTTTAATATGGTATCAATAAACGTGGTATGAGCCTTGTTTATTTCACGGGCTTGGGCAATTCGTTTCACCAGTGGGTGGGGGTGATTCTGTAAAAAATTTTTAGTAAAGGAAGGTGCAGATGTTTTCTCAGTTTTATCATAATCTAATTTCAATTTGTCAAAGACTTGAGCGATCGATCTGGCAGCCCATATCTGAGTGTCTATTCCTGTTTCTTTTTTCACTTGGTGTAATAATGATTCTTCTTTTTTGGTTAGTTCTTTTTTTAATTGACTGGCTGCTGTCACGTCTACCCGCACCCCTAGGAAACGCATATCAACAAGACAAGGAAACAACTCGGTCTCCATATCAAAAATAGATTGTATATCTTGGTGAAGTATTTCTTTTTTAAGTTCTTGCCATAACTCTAAAGTTATCTCTGCATCTTTTTCTGCGTATGCACCTACATAAATGGCAGGTAGTTTATACATTTCTGCTTTGGCGTCAACACCCCAATCTTTTGCAGCTGCATATAAATCACTTTCATTTTTTGTTTTGCCGGTGTATCTTTTAGCACAGTTGTTTAAGTCATAGCGCATTTGATTTTCATCAACAAGGGCCGATGCAATCATCGTGTCCACAATACGACCGCTGACACTTAGACTGAGCGCTTTAATCCAACACACGTCATACATGGCGTTGTGAAAGATTTTATCTGCGGGTGTACTTAGTACACCTTGAAACCATTTTAAAACTTTTGCACGACTCATATTACCACCGCCTTCATGAGCGATTGGATAATATCCGGACCAACCAGTAACAGCAACAGCGATACCTACAACATCACCTTTACCAACTACAGATCCTGACCCCATCTTAATTAGGTCTGGGTCTTTAGTTTCTAAGTCAATTGCAATCTCATCATACTTAGATAAGTCTGGAAAATTTTCTGGTGGTAGCCATTCGGTCTGTGGTTTAAATAGTGGTATTTGCATGAGGGTCCTTTTTTTCAAAGACGTGTTCGTCTTCTATTAGTTTGTTTAATTTATCTTTGTTACTAAATGCATACAAAGCTGCTTGATTATCTTTAGGATATATCTCCCATGAAATTAATCTAGGGTATATTTCTAAATCAAATATATATTTTTTATCAACTGTAATTGTTTTTTTAATTATAGATCTAGCCGGCATCGTAGTCTCTTTCTAATATCATTTCTAAATAATGTATTGCTTTCTCTATGTCTTCTGCTTTGCCTTTTGACTGATGTCTACAAATATATTTTATAGCGTTGCCTTCAGCAAATAAAAGTTTATTTTCATTTATAAATTCTGCAGGTTGTATCTTCATCGAGCGATAGTGCTTCCCGCCTATCTGGTCTTCTAAAGAATTGTAGTTTGTTGATTTAAACATATCTTTGTTTGTCATAGCATGTATCCTTTTTCATATTTCTTTGGTTCTATTATGTGTAAATTTTCTTTTGTTCGTGTTGCACCTACATAAAATAATCTATTCTCGTCATCTGGATTTCTTTCATAACTTCGCATAGTATTTTCTGTAAGATCTGTTAGCAGTACAACGTTAGTTGCTTCTCCACCTTTCGCTGCGTGTATGGTAGATAGTTCAATTCTAGGTTTCTCGTTTAGTTTCTCGCCATTCTTTCTCATCTTACGCAAGTAATTTACCTTAGTTTGACCTGCGTTGTCAAATGCTTCATACCAAACTGTTTTAACTTGTAGACCATAATCGTTTACAAGTTGATCGATTCCATAAAAAGAACCCTTAGCCATACCTTTTATTTTTTTCTTGTGCCATAATTTATCACTCATATGTTTAGATATGTTTTCGATTTCTTTATAAGATATTAATTGTCCTTTTCTTAAATGTTCCCAGGATGTAGCTGCTTCGTGTAATTCTTTTTCTGTGTTTCTTCTATGTTTAGTTTTATAATATAAACCCTTTCTATATAATGATTCTTCTACCTCTTCTAATAAATATTTAGTTCTACCTAAAACTAACCAATCACCTTGTGACATATCTATGCTATTAATATCAAAATGTCTTTGTAAGGTTCCTTGACTAACTCGAGGTTGCCAAGTTTTATCAATTCTGTTTCTAATTTTATTTATTATACCCATTGCTAGTCCGTGTACTTTAGCCGGTATTCTGTAAGATTGTGTTAGTGGTAAGTATTGTCCTTCTAATGCTATGAATGAATCTACATCTGCACCAGCCCACTTGTATATTGCTTGGTCATCATCACCTGCAATAAAAGCATCTGTTGTTTTATTCCAAATAGATCGTGCCATGTCCCATTGCATTAATGATAAATCTTGTGCTTCATCAATAAATACTACATCAAACTTTGGTGATTTGTCAGACTTTGTAAAGTCTGTGATCATGTCATTAAAATCTATTAGGTTATATTCTTTTTTATATCTTGCTAACTCGTTGTGTATAATTCTAAGTTGATCTCTTTCAAGATCCTGCGTGTGTTCTTGTAAATCAAACTGTTGTTCTGGTGTAATGTTTCGTAGTTGTGCTAGCTGTATGATTCGTAAATACTCACTGTCTGATGTAAAGATACCACCTTGGTCTTCTTGATAGTCAGCATACGTTACAGGAAAACCTAACTTCTTACCTAAATCTTTGTAGTGTCTCGGCTGCATTACTTGATCTTTTTTTAAACCTAACTTTCTAAATGCTAATGAGTGTAGTGTTCTAAAGTATGGTAGATCATCTTCTGTTAAATTAAATTTTTTAATTGCTCTGTCTCTTGCTTCGTGTGCAGCTTTCTGTGTAAATGCAAAGTAACCTATCTTGTCGGGATCAGTTTGTTTAAGATAGTCATCAACTTTATTTAACAAAGTTGTAGTTTTACCTGTACCCGGTGGTCCTAATACTATTGTTCTCATTATTCTTGTACCCATTTTTGAGCTAAAAAAAAATCATAAAATTGTTCATAAGAAGATCTTCTTGCTTTTCTACCAGTATGATTATCACTAGGTGTTGTCCATTCTAAATGTTCTGGTAAGTAATTACATTTTTCATCGTGTTTATGTGCAACATGTATATGAGTAATAGGATCTGGGTTTGGCACATAAGCTAAAGCTACAATTCTATGCATTACTTGTGGTGTTGCTACAGTGTTATTATTTTTAAAACCGTCTTTCCATTTTAAAGTAGCTGTAGGATATCCTCCAAATTGTATGTTAGGTAAAATTGAAACAAT